TGTGGCTTGCGGCGTTTGCCAGTCTTGCTATCGTTTTATGAGCGGCAAGACTCACTCACTCTGGCCGAGTTCGGGCAGTCTCTCCTGCTGTCACTCCACTTTTAGCCCAACAAGGTCAGGCCACGCAGGTGTCGCGGAAGTAATGGCTCGCCGGTTTGAGCGCAAGGCTTGGCAAGCTCTGTCTCTATCATTGATGCACGGCAGGCTCAATGTCGTCAAGGTCAGCCTGCGTCCAGCCCTCTCGGCGCATCTGTATTTCAAGTGCCGCTATCCTGCGTTGTGCGGATCTGAGCTGCCGCTGAGTGTCAGCCAATTGTGCGGCCAGCGTGTCCAGTGCCAAGGTGTGTTCTAATCGTTCAGATGGTTTGATGCTCATTGCAGTGCCTCCCGTGCTATAGCCCGCACCGCGTCCATGCGGTCAGGTAGTGTGATGACAAAATCGCAGTCGCGGATGCGTTTAAGTGCGGTTTCCAACCTGTAAACCTGCTCAGTCTTTTGATCTAACAGCCACTCTAGTGACTTGATCCTGTGCAACAGAATCTGTTCGCCTGCCTCGTTCATTTCTTCTCCTCCCATTTACCCAGCGCCCGCAAAAACGCTTCTGCGCGTTGGTAAGCTGTTGCGCACACCCACGGCCAGTCTGCATCCAATCCGCGCAAGTGATCAATTTCAACTAAACCGGCAAGAGTGTTCAGATATAAGTTGCGGTCTTTGGTTAGTATTTGCTCTGCCTCATGCATTGCGTTAAGGCTCGTTGAGTAGTTTGGCAAAAACATTACCCTGTTGGCTGTTTCGCCCGGCTCCTTGCCAACAACATTGTCTCTAATCTCCGTCCACCCGCACTCTCGCGCAATCGCAGCGTTTATTTGTTTGTCAGTCATTTTGCAGCCTCCAGTTGATTTATTGGTATCTCGGTCAACGCATGGACATCCATGCACGCTTCCATGGCCGAGTAAGCGTCAACTTGCCAGCGCCGGAACGGCAGGTAGTCTGCGGTAACCGTGTAGGCCAGTTTTTTAAGCGGTGGTAGTGTGGTCATATTGGTTGGTATAGAAGTGGCATCAGAAACCGGCATTTTGTGCGCTGGAAAGCCTGCTACGGATTCCAGCTCGAACCGTCCAGCAGCGTTCCTGAAATGCTTGCCAGCAATCCCGCTGGATCATGTAGGCGATTGCGTCGGGCTCGGAAGCCGAGTTGTAATGCCTCGGAAAAGTCTCGATGAGACTGTCAGCTTGGCGGAGCAGTTCGCGGAGTGCTGCGATCTGTGCTTGCAGGTTTGCGATGCGCACCGGGGTCACGGTATCGCACTCGATGCAGGGTTGCGCCACCAGTTGCCGGTAGCGTTCGATTTCGTTCATCAGGTCGGGGATCATTGGTCTGTATCGGTTGGGAGTGTCGGTTGGTTTAGAAAAAATCCTCGAAAGTTTGCTCCGGTTCTTTTGAGCCGCTGCTGCGCCTCAAGCGCGAGCGAGCGGGCTCGGTTTCTTCCTTCTCTACTACTCCCGCTGCCGCTTGAGGCGGCGCGGAGTAGTTGTTCTCTTTCTTATTAAAGCGTCCAAACTGTGTACTCACGAGCCGTCCATGTGGTGTACTCACGAGCCGTTCATCTGGTGTACTGCCGCGTCCATGTGGTGTACTGCTAATCGACGCCAAAAAAAAGGCGTTTCGGGTTGCCCGGTGTGCTCCGTTTGAGCCCGAAAACTTGCGGATCAATCCCGCCTTTTCGAGCGCATCAAGTGCCGTTTTGACGGTCCCGCGAGAGCATCCTACATGCTCGGCGAGCTGCTCGTAAGAAACCGAAAACCGGCGTTTGTGTTCGGTCGCCGCAGCGCTCTGAAAGTGCGTCAAAGCGCAGTAAATTGCGTATGCGTTAATGCCTAGTTTGCCCGCCTCAACGGCAGCCTCACGGTGCTGCCAAGCAAACGGCCCCTCGTCTCGCGGATTCTCAGATCGTGGCTTCATTTTCGTTTTTTGGTCTCCTCCGGCGGTTCCGGCTTGTCACACTGCTGCCAAATCATCCCCTCCTTTTGCGGATTGAGACTGTGGCGAATGTAGATTTGAGCCGTTGCACCACCTTCCCATTTGCCCATCCCGGCGCGTAATCTGCGCTTGGTAGCGGTCAGCGAACAGGTCGGCGGTTGCCCTGGCTCGGTTTCCATCCGCTGCAAAGTCACGACCTCGCGAGCCCAGTTGGTCAATGCCGACGATCCGAACCCGGCATAGGCCAGATCCGAATCCGTTCGTGCTGTGCCTTCCCTCGGTTTTGGAAGGTGATGAATCAGCACCAACAGCACTCCTGTTTTGCTGCTTATGCGGTTCAGCGCGTTGCAGAATTCGGTGACAACCTTTTGATCGCTGATGTCGTCCCCGAGGTAGCACATGAGCGGGTCAATCCACGCCACATCCGGCTTGTGCCTTACCACCAGCGCCTCCAGTACGCGCAAAAACTCCGAGCCTGAATGCACATTGTCACGGTAAAACACCAGCCGTTCATTCAATACTTGCTTTTCGTGTTCACCGCAAAGTTTGCCGCCGTATTTACAAATCACCGATTGCAATATTTCGGCTTGATCCCCGATATCATTTTCGGCCTGCAAAATCAGGCTTTTGAGCGGTTTTACAGGCTTAATGCCAAAAGTCAGATTCTCCGCAAAAGTCTCAAGATCTTTAATGCCATACAGCGCCCAGCCAATTGCCAGTTGCATCGTCAATGAGCTTTTGCCGATTCCAGACTGCGCGTTGATCAGTAATGATCCGCCCTTACAAAGCCAGCGGTTGCCCAAAAGCGTGTTGGGATCTGCGGCGGTGTCGTAAGTCAACAGATCGTCAAAACTGGTCTGTTTGACATCTCCAAGCCCCTGTTCTGCACTCGCGACCGTGACGGCATTGCCGAGGTCAGCCACTACATCTCCTGTTGGTGCGCCCTCGGAGATCGCCTTTGCCGTTTCGGTGAGTTGCCGCAGCAATCGCCGCCGCCGGGATGCCTCAAGCACCATCCCACACCATCCCGGCAGCGGCGCAAGGCTTGGCATCCCCGTTGCTAAATCTGTCAGCAGCGGGTAAGAAACGCCCTTACTGGCCAGCCTGTGAGCCAACGCAATCGGGTCCAGACTGTCACCGGCATCGGCTGCGGACTGGATACCCGCAAAGATGGTCGAGTAGATCGGGTGCAGGAAATCACCTGCGGTCAACCCAGACGCTACTACCGCAGGAAATGCGGTATGTGGAGCAAATAAGAGACAGCCCAGCACCGCCCGCTCGGCCTGCTCAGCCTGCGGGATCTGTTGAGTGCTCATCCGTTAGAGCGTTGCCTCGTGTTGCCGTTGACGGCGTCCGATCTCGGACTTGTCAGGGTCTGCCTTGGCCTGAAACAGCTTGATCGCCCGCGCGAGTCTGATCGTGTCCATCGCGTGCGGGTCAAGACCAGGTTGTCCAGAGTTCACCAGCGCCAAGTGCGTTTCCATCAGTTCGTCGGCGATCCGGTTGGCTTCGTTAAGTTCAGTTTTGTTCATTCAGTTGCCCGCGTTTGTCGGATGCGCGGCCCCCGGTGCGGATTATTTTTTGCGGCTTAGTGCAGCAACAAGGAGATCAGCAATATGCACCGAATCGCCAACCATTTCCTCATTAGTCCAATTCTTTGACCTCGGATCAGCAACCATTGCTGCCAGCAAATGCAAAGCAGCGTGGTTTCTCAATGCTTCCATTTCGCTTTTTCGTTTTTGAGAAACAGAAAGCTGCTTTGGTGTATCTTTGACGCTCATTATTAAAATGGGATTTCGTCAGCATCGAGATCGGCATTGGCTGCAAGCGGAAGCCAGCGTTTGATCTCAAGGTACGGCTTGCCGGTCTTGTCGTTAATGCGCTCGCCGGGCCCGAGTTCGACGCGAGCCATTTTGCCCACGCAATCCTCGGTCTCAATCACGAGCGTTTTGCCTTCGATAACCTTTTTCCCGATGGCTCGTCCAAATCGTGCGACATTGTCAGAATTTTTCGCCGTAAAAACAACCCACGACCGGAAAGTCAGCGGCCCCACTTTTACTTCAAGTTGAAGCATTTCGTTCCCGGCTTTTGACACCGCTTCAATCGCGGTTTCGATGCGGGCAAGGTGGATTCCCGCCTCAATCTGCGCGGGTTGATCAGTAGTTTCAATTTTTAGTGATGGCATATGTGTTGTGGTTAAATTCCGAAAGCTGCAAAAAAACGCTCAGGGAATGCGATTGCCTGCGCGGCAATGTCTGCCGGGATGTCGACATAGGTCTGTCCCTCCTGAATCCAACCGCGCTTGATGGCTCCTTGTGTGACTTTTTCACGCTGCGCCTTGGTCTTGTCGGACAACAGGCGCTGCATGGGCGGGATGCGTTCAAGCATGGGAGGGACCGTGGACTGTACCGGCTCGGAGTCTGTCTGTACAGTTTCAGACTCGACGGTGATGGTCGGTGTCGGCTCCGGGTCAGGTTGAATCGGTGCAAACTCCTGCACTTCTTCGGGTGCATACAGTCCCGAAAGCACGGCTGGAAAGATTCCGCGCACGGCCTCGGAAATGCACCGTGCCTTGAGCATTTGTCTCGGAAACTTGCGCCAGGTTGGGTTTGATGTGAGCCCGGCACGCTCGGCGTCTTTAATCGTCCAAGCTACCTTTAAACTCCCGCCCTGCGGATGGCTAAAAGTTCCCGACACGGCCTCGTGCGTGTAGTCGTGCCACTCAACCTTTCCTCCAGCCTGCTGAAACCGTGCCAGCATTGCCTCGGACTTAAGAGATGGTTTGCCGTTAATGATGTGGTAATCGCGGGCGGCTTCGGCTGGATGCCGCCCTTCGGCTTGGCAGAGTAGTCCAAGTGCGAGTGCCTGTTCAGCGTTCTGGATGCCGAACAATTTGGATTTTGCGATGGCTTCAGCCATCAATCGTGTCTGGTCGAATGGTATCAGGTTCATTTGCGTAGTTTTATTCCCGCCTCCAAAATCAGCAACGCGTCGGCGGTTTTAAGCGTTACTGTGAGTGTTGGATACAGCGCCTGAGCCCGTCCTTTGAGATGAGCTTTCCAGCGCGGCCCGTGCGTTTTTTTGTCACCAAGCCCCAGTGCCTTTTGCCACGCTTGCGGTCTGAGGTATTCAATCCGACACTGATGGCTTGCCAATAATCCCTCGATCCGACCGTAATTGCGGAACATTGTTGCCATTGAGCTGCCGGACATTTTCCCGGCAAACTTCGGAAGTTCCTCCAGAAACACGGTTGGCGCCGTGATCCCGTAACACAAGACGCTTAAAGTCTGGCGTAGATCGTGCACGGTTTCCGGCATCGGCAAAGCATGTACGCTGCCGTCGGTGTCGGTGTAGGCAATTCCACCGCCCACGCCGGGATCAATAGCTATGCAATTTTGAGCACTCATTTGGTTAATCGCGCCCAGATACGAGCAAGGACGCTGTGGTTTTCTAAGTGGTTGAGCGATTCTCGAAGCAGTCGTACGGATTCGCCTTGCCACGCGATGATCTGCCGGGCGTCTGTAAGTTTTGCCGATGTTTCTTTGAACTTTGCGCGTTCGTCGCGGAGTTTGCGACGCAGGTGCCAGATTTTTTTTTGCATGCTCATTTCGTCACTTCCTTCGCTGCTGCAATGAGTGCGTCTGCTCGTTTTAGCGCCATCGTCGGCCCCTCATAAGCTCGGTCATTTGCCAAAAACATCGCCGCAATCTCAAGGCGGGAGGGTTCTGGGCGGATAAGCGCAACAGCGGCTGTGAGATTTGTGATGGCGGCCTTTTTCAAGTCCTCAAGGTGGTCTTCAAGTCGCAAAACCTCTTGATTTGCGCCGTTCCATCCCCTTTGCATCCTTTCCATTTCAGAAAAATATCCGTCCCGTTCCGTAGTCAAAAGTTTCACTTTTGCCTCCAAGTCAAAAACCTCTTTAGCTGCGACTCCTAACCTCTCACGGCAATCGTCGCGCTGGTTTTGCAAAATGCCATAGTCGTGCGGCGTGCGCTCGGAGATGGCCTGAGCCAGCTCTGTTTTCATCCGCTCTAACTCAGCGCGAGTGTCGTTGTGCTTTTGCATACACTCATCAAATCGCAGACCAAGTCCCTCGATAGCATTAGCTGCCAATGTCATCGTTTCAGACACGCCTGCACACGCAGGCTGGTCACACAAATACCGAAGGTCTTTGATGATGTCTTCAGTTGTCATACTATTTAGAAGCAACAAGTGGAGCTTGCCCGATTTTGCGCTGCACAATCTCATCCGGCAGCACTGCACCCGCTGCGCTCCAGAGAGCTTGAGCCTTTTTGAGGCTTATTGAGCCTTGAGCCTGGATTACGTCCCCGGCGCCCAGCACGCCGTTGCTGACAGCCTGCGCCACGTGTTCGGCCTCGATGTACTCGCTTGCACGAGGCTTTTGCAGCCTCCAGCCAGGCACTTTCACGCCAGCCTCAAGAAGCCCGCGAGCCTTCTCCTTTGCCGCGTCCCTAAAGTCGTCCAGCGTCTGGCAAGCTGCCAAAAACTGCCCTAGTCGGTCAGGGTCGTTCAGGAGTGCCAAAAACGCTTCGTCCTGCACCGTTGGCGCAAGCCCGGCAACTGTCACCAGTGCGCTGTCTTTACTGGCAACGCGAGCCGGACAGGTCAGAGATTTCGCACACCATCCGCAGTAGTCGTTTTCTTTTGGAGCGGTACCGACATTGGCTAGGACGCTGCGCACGAGGTCATGCGCCTCTTGGTAAGTCCACCGACGACTGACAACCTGGCGCTGGTCGCAAAATAGCAAGTGCGTTGTCCAGTGCCCCACAAAATGAGTCTGCATCAGCCCCAATGCATAGGCTGCCATCTGCGCACTGTAATCGTAAACTTGCCCGCTTTTTATGTCGACCAGCCATTGCCCACGCACTGCCACACCGTCAGCAGTGCCCTCGTGATCCAGCCCGCCAGTGCGGACTTTGCAGGCGGCCTCGTCGGTCGTCAGCCGGTCAGCGCCTCCGTTTAAACTGATGCACCTGTCGATTGCCCAGCGCACTGCGGCAGCGTCCTCGTCGGACAAGTCACGCGGAAATTCGCCTGTAGTCCAAGCGTCCCGAAAAACACGGTCAAGCATGGTACCGCGTGCTGCTGCTTCCGAGGTGCCGGGAGCGCCCTCGTATTGCCCGCACAAGGCCAATTTAGGAAGTGAAGAGTGTCGTATTTTCATTAAAACAGGCTTGGTTGAGCTTCGATGTTTCGCAGGTTCGTGACGGCGTGTTCTGCGTACGCCTTTTTAAGTTCCGAGCCAACAAAACGCCTGCCTAAGGTCAGAGCGCCGTATCCTTCAGAACCGATGCCGGTAAACGGCGAGTAAACAAGGTCTCCCTTGTTGCTCCAGAGCGTAATGGCGCGTTCAATCACATCCAGCTGCAACGGGCAAATGTGTTTTTCGTCCTGATCTTCCCTAGCAATTTTACCATTGAGTACCCGAGTCTGATTAATGTCCATCCACACTGGAGAAGCCCATTCTTGCCATTGATCCAGCGGAAATTCTTCCTTGGTGCGAGTCACCGGGTTTTCGTTCATCTTTTCGCCCCACTTGCGAAAAATGATAAGATACTCCGCCATCCCCATTCGCGTGTACTTCGAGTTTTGACGAAGCTGTTTGTAAAGCAGTCCTTGCGCTTTTGTGCGCTGCATCTCAATCACTGGGTCTTTCCAAATTGTAATCTCGGAGTGATACGCCCACCCAAGCTCAACGTGAGCGCGAATGATTTCTCCCCGAAAGTCGCGCAGGCCAGCCATCCCGTCGCGGTTGGCGTAATTGACTAAATTTTTGCAATGCACCGCCGAGAGACATCCCGGTTTTGTAATGCGATATTTTTCAGCAATGAGGAATTTGTACTGCTTGAAAAATTCGTCGTCGTCTTTGCAATTCCCCATGTCCTGTACATCGTCCGAGTAAATGTACAAATTTGCAAAGGGAGGAGAGTAAATCGAAAAGTCGATTGACTCATTTTCCAGTTGTTTTGCGACGCGGACGCAATCGCCGTTGTACACGGTGAATCCGGTCCCGGTGTACGCTTCGATGGTTTCATTCATTTTGAGTTTCTTTTCTGATTCGTTCCTGAGCGCCTTGCTTGCATGCTTCATGCGTTTTTGCATTTTTCGGTGAGCGTCCATTTTGGACTGCACAGTTGAGATAATTTGCGATTCGTTTTTGCCGCTGATTATGTATGCGTTGACTTCCTTTGTTTGCCCAAACCGATAGCTTCGCCGCAGAGCTTGGTAAAAGTCCTCGAACGAGTACGAAAGCCCGACAAACGCGATGTTGCGGCAGTGTTGCCAGTTCAGGCCAAAGCCACAAATTGACGGCTTGGAAATAATCACGCGAGCCGCTCCAGTTTGAAATGCGTCGAGCTTTTTGGTTTTAAGCTCGCTTGGATCGGATCCTCGCACCTCTACCGCTTCCGGGATTAGGCGATGCAATTCGTCGGCCTCGTAATTGGTGTTGCACCAAACAATCCACGGTTCTTCGTTCGACTGCACCAGCGCCGCTGCCGCTTTTGCCCGAGCGGCGCAGGAAAAACGCATCTCTTTGTGTATTGTCGTGGCATTCATTTCCGGCGTACGAAACAACTCGCCTTCGCTAGCGCCTTCGACGTCGTCAACGTCAACCACGATTTGTTGCAAGTTCAGCCTAGGCAAAATGTAATTTTTACCGTCAAAACCTAGGTCTTCCGGCGTAGCGACGCACGCCGCCCAGGTTCCCACCCAGTCCCAAAAATCACGCTCGGCGTGCCCTTTGAGGCGGTAACTGCCAAAGTTCATCGTGTCGTTAATAAACCAGCGACACAGCATCTCGTTTGATGGCATTGCGTTTAGAAACTCACAGTGCTGCCCAAACTCCATGTAGTCGTTAGGCGCAGGTGTCGCGGTGCAGGCGAGCTTGTACGGTGTGTTTTCAAAAGCCTTCGTGAGCGCAATTCGAGTTTTGCCCATGAAGTTTTTCAGAATTGAAGACTCGTCTAACACGACGCCTGCGAAATGGTCCGCGTCAAACTTTTCGAGCTTTTCGTAATTCGTCACATAAATGCCTGGCGCAGCGATTTCGTCCTGCGATTCGACAACGGAAACCGGGATTCCAAACTTCGTTCCCTCTTTTGCCGTTTGCTGCGCCACAGAAAGTGGCGTAAGAATAAGCACGCTGCCGCCAGTGTGCCGCACTACCTGGCTCGCCCATTCAAGCTGCTGAGCAGTCTTGCCAAGGCCACAGTCTTCAAACAGTGCACAACGGCCCTTCCTGACCGCCCAACGCACGATGTGCGCTTGCCAGTCAAACAGTGGAGCGATGATTGGCAGAGGTTCAAAACCGGCATCCCGCACGGTCTTTTGCTTTGTTAAAATGTAGTCGTCGTAGTTCATTCTTTCAGTTCGGTTCAGTTTTTCTTCCTGTTCTTTCCCAGCTCGCGCATTTTCCGACGCGCTGCTTCTTTTGTGCACGGTGCCGTGCATGTCTTGGCTGGCAATTTTGTGCGCGTGTACCGCCACGGAAACTCTACGCCACAAACGGTGCAAATCTGCGGCGGCCTTGGCTGCCGACGCAATGCCGCCTCGGTAACCTGCTTTGCCTGATACCTGCGCCCGCACTCCCGAGTGCAGCAGATCTCCTTGTTCGCGCGCTGGAACATAGTGCCGCAGTGCGCGCACGGCTGCTTAGGGCGATCAGCAATCCGGCAAGCCCGGCATGCGGTCAGGTTGATGTGGATGACTGCACCGCACTTGCACGGCTTCGTCATTGGCCCCGTGTAGGTCAGCTTCGGCTTCGGTTGCACAACCACCGGCTCGGGTCGCTGGATGAGTCCGGCTTTTATGGCAGCATCCACGGCGGCCGGAAATGATGCCAGCAGTTGTTCGTGCGTTTCCGGTTCAGGTTCCGGTTCCGGTAATTTGACCAGCCCCTTCGCAATCGCGCTTTGAATGAGGCGCGGCAGGTCCAGCAACTGCGCCTTTGCCACTTCCTGCGAAGTCCAGTTCCGCATTCCGTAACTAGTGCGCGTTGCTGGTGACCAGCACGGCTTGCCGTTCATCGTTCCGTTTTGCCCGCTCATAGCAGGTCTCCTTTCCAGAGTGCTCCGATTGTGAGCACGATGAGCGCGGCGATAGTCAGTGCCTCGCCCAAGCACTCAGCGTGCTGGATTGCCACAATGTCAACCAACAGAAGGCAGCCAAGCCCGCAGGCGTAGGCCACGGACCGTTTGCGGCGGTTCGGTGTTGGAGGTTTTTGCGGGCCTTGATACGGCCCAGAGGAATAGTGGGAAGTGCTCATTTGTTCAGTTCAGTTTAGGTTCACTCTGACGGCCTCGTCAGCACCCGCATCACGGGTGGACGCCCCGAAGGGCGTTTCGGCCTAGGCGTACAATTTAATGTCGCCTTCGTGTAGGGCGATTTGCCCAGGTGCCAATTCAGACAAATTGGCAGGGTTAACTTCTTTGAGGATGTAAAGCCATTGCTTTACATGGGCGTCAAACTTGCGGTCGAGCACCACAAATACTCCGCAGAAAATTCCGCGAACAATTTGGTTCAATGCGAAACTGGGTTCGCCCGTAGTGGAGAGCGCCGAGGCGCAGGTTTCTTTCATGGGCTTAACTATACGCAGCAAAACACGCTTGGCTAGCTATTTTTTGCAATTTTTTTTGCCCGCTTTAACGCGTTGA